TGATACTTCGTCGTACTAATGACGAACTTAGAGAATTAATTTGGAAGTCACAGGAGCTATATCCTAAAGCATTTCCAGGAGCTAAGTGGGCAGAGAAGAAATCACAATGGACATTACCTAGTGGTGCAAAGCTTTGGTTAACCTACCTAGAACGTGAAGATGATGTTAGACGTTATCAAGGTTTGGCTTTTAGTTATATTGCCTTTGACGAGTTAACGCAGCACCCAACACCATTTGCTTGGGATTACATGCGCTCACGTTTGAGAACGACTGATCCAGACCTTCCTATATTTATGAGGGCAACTACAAACCCTGGGGGCGCTGGGCATGGTTGGGTTAAGAGGATGTTTATTGATCCTGCTCCTGCAAACCAAGCATTTGTTGCTACAGATTTAAACAGTGGTGATCCTTTAGAATATCCAGAAGGACATGAGAAGGCAGGGCAACCATTATTTAGCCGTAGGTTTATTCCTGCATCTCTCACAGACAATCCATATCTTATGGAAGGTGGGCAGTACGAAGCTAACCTTTTGTCTCTACCAGAGAACCAGCGCAGACAGCTTTTAGAAGGTGATTGGGCAGTTGCAGATGGTGCTGCATTCCCAGAGTTTAGACAGTCTGTACATGTAGTAGAACCATTTGATATCCCACACAACTGGGTACGGTTTAGATCAGCGGATTACGGATATAGTTCGTGGAGTGCAGTTCACTGGTACGCAATTGATCCTGCATTCGAAACCTTGATTGTCTATCGAGAGCTATACCTATCTAAACATACAGGCAAAGACTTAGGTCGTGCTGTTTTAGATGCAGAAATGGGTGACAGTATTAAGTTTGGTATACTTGATAGCTCGTGTTGGCATAACCGAGGGCAGATAGGCCCAAGTATTGCAGAAGAAATGATTACAATGGGTTGCAGATGGCGACCAAGTGATCGTACCGCAGGTGCTAGGGTAGCAGGTAAGAACCAATTGCATGAAAGATTGAAGGTAGACGAAGATACAGGACATCCTGGTATCGTTTTCTTTAACACATGTAGACAAATCATAGCAGATTTACCTGTTATCCCATCCTGCCCCAAAGGATCAGACGATATCGATCAAAGATATGCCTCAGATCACACTTATGACTCATTGCGTTATGGCCTAATGAGCAGACCTAGATCTCTTTCACCATTTGATATGGGTAGAGGCGTACCCGAAAGACACTACAAACCATCAGATTCAACATTTGGATACTAAAATATGGCATTAATGGATAAACCTACTGATACGAACCCTGAAGATAGCACGGAAGCTACCAATGTAGTATCTTTGGATGAAAGTGGAGATGTTGAACAGGAGAACTTAGAGTATTCTAGGCTATCCGAGTACGTTTCTGATCAATTTAGACGGTCAAAAGACCACAGATTGCAAGATGAAACCCGTTGGTTGTCCTCTTATCGCAATTATCGAGGCATTTATGGCCCAGAAGTACAGTTTACTGACACTGAGAAGTCACAGGCATTCGTTAAAATCACCAAAACTAAGGTTTTAGCTGCATATGCACAGATGACAGACGTTTTGTTTGCAGGATCTAAGTTTCCTATAGGTATGGAAGCTCGTAGATACCCAAATAACGTACAGGATAGCGTACATTTTGATCCAAATGCTCTTACAGACGAAAAAGTTAAAGAAAAAACGCAAGTAGACTACAAAGTACCCAGAAATATCGTCCGTCCAGAGATTGCACGGGATTTAGGGCTATACCAAGACAAGCTAGAGCCTATTAAAGATGATTTGGAGGCAGGTGCAGGTACAAATCCAGGTTCTATCACGTATGAACCAGCAAAACGTGCTGCACAACTGATGGAAAAGAAGATGCACGACCAGTTGGAAGAAACCAACGCCGATAAGCATCTACGATCTGCTGCATTTGAGTGTGCATTGTTTGGTACAGGTATTATTAAAGGCCCATTTGCCTTCGATAAGGAATATCCACGTTGGGACGACGAAGGTAACTACGATCCTATCATGGAAACCATACCTAAGATAGAATATGTAAGTATTTGGGATATGTATCCTGATCCTGACGCTAGAAACATGGCAGAAGCAGAATATGTAGTGCAGCGCCATCGTTTAAGCCGTTCACAGCTAAGAAACCTAAAGAAACGCCCACATTTCCGTGATGAAAGCATAGAATTAGCTATTGAGTATGGCCCTGACTATGCACGAGAGTACTGGGAAGATGCACTAGAAGATCACACACAATCAGACACTATTGAGCGTTTTGAAGTGATTGAATACTGGGGTATGATGGATTCAGAGTTAGCAGAAGAAGCTGATCTGAAAATACCTAAACAATTTAAAGATCGTGACCAGATGGAAGTTAATGTCTGGGTATGTAATGGTCAGATTATACGATTAGTCTTAAATCCATTTACACCAAGCCGTATTCCATTCTGTGCAGTACCTTACGAGCTAAATCCTTATGGATTATTTGGTATTGGTGTTGCTGAGAACATGACCGATACACAATTACTGATGAATGGGTTTATGCGAATGAGTGTGGATAATGCTGCACTATCAGGAAACCTGTTGATTGAGATTGATGAAACAAACCTAGTACCTGGACAAGACTTATCTGTATATCCTGGTAAGGTCTTCCGCAGACAAGCAGGAGCGCCTGGTCAAGCCATCTTCGGTACAAAGTTCCCTAACGTATCTAACGAGTTGCTAATGATGTTTGATAAAGCACGTCAGCTATCAGATGAGAGTACAGGCATTCCGTCTTTCTCACACGGACAAACAGGTATCACAGGTGTAGGTCGTACTGCTTCAGGTATGTCTATGCTTATGGGTGCTGCGGCTCAAGGTATTAAAACAGTGGTGAGAAACGTAGATGATTATCTACTAGCACCATTAGGTAAGGCATTGTTTAGCTTTAACATGCAATTCAACTTCGACAAGCAATTTGCTGACGGTGATCTTGAAGTAAAAGCTAGAGGTACAGAAAGCTTGATGCGGAATGAGATCCGTAGCCAACGCCTACTACAGTTTATGCAAATGACGCAGAACCAACAAATGGCTCCGTTTGTTAAATATGATTATGTACTTCGTGAGTTGGCAGCTTCAATGGATCTTGATGAAGATAAGATTTTGAATGACCAACGTGAAGCAATTATCCAAGCTAAGATGATGGCTGAGATACAAGCGATGATGCCCCCACCTCCACCGCAAGCTGCACCTGCTGAAGGCGCACCTAACCCTAGTGATCCTACAGGTAATGGTGGTGGAAATATAGCACCAGGATCAGCACCCGAACCAGGCGCACCAGGATTTACTGGAGCAGGTGGTGGAGACAATGGCGGTAATGAACCAGCGCCAGCTAATGCACCACAGCAACCACCAGTACAATAATAAATAACTACTAAGTATTCCATTTTACTGGAACACTGGAACACTGGAACACCCCCCCCCTTACATCACTATAATTAAACAATAGGGTTAACACACCTATGGATAAACAACTGTATCGTGCGCTGCTTATGTTGGTGAACGATAAGAAATCAATGGAACTTTTAGTGGAGTATGCAGAAGCAAAGATTTCTCTGCACCACAAACAACTAGAAGCCTCAAAAGATCACCACGACATTCTAAGGATACAAGGCGCTATTGCTGAGTTGCGTAGATTTAAAACACTTCGTGACGAAGTAGTTAAGGGAGCAGAATAATGAATAAGAATGCTAGAAAAGTAAAAGGCGCAAAAACCCGTAACGGTAAGCCTGTATGGATTAGTGATGAGAATGACGAACCATACTCAGAAAAATCTATGTCTTTTGAATATGGCGATGGGCAACTGGTAACACCTACAATAGATCCTAATACAGGTGAACGCTACAACTTAGATAAGCTATTCGAATATTATAAAGAGAATGGCCCATACGATATGTACACAGGTGAAAAGCTGCCTGTATTTGAAGATATCAAAACTGCGGATGAGTATTCAAAATGGCGATCCGATAACATCTTTAATTTCGATATATCAGAACAAGAATTCTACACAGGTGAATCTGATTTGTATTCTAAGCAAGACGGTTCTGACACCAGTTGGGCTGATAAAAAGCAAGACATGATCGATTTTGCGGCAGGAGCAAGGGACAAAGTTTATGACGTATTTGGCATTTCTGATGATGAGAAGACAGGCTTTGCACTGGGCGGTCTGGCAGTTGCTAACAAAGGTATTACAACAGTTGAAGGACAGGAAATGGCTAAAAATAAATTCCAATTAGACCGTAAGAAAGCCGATAAGAATGGCGACGGTAAATTAAGTAAATATGAAGAAACTACAGGCGAAGCTATACAAAAAGCTATGGATGATGACGAGCTTATAGAGATGTCTCATGGCGGCATGGCTTGCGGTATGATGTCTGATCCAGAAAGCGGTAACGAAATACCAATGGGATCTAGTGCAGAAAATGTACGGGATGATATCGAGGTAATGATATCTGAAGGTGAATACGTTCTCCCTGCTAATGTAGTTAAATGGCACGGTCTAAAACACATTATGGATATGCAATCAGAAGCCGAGATGGGCTTGATGAGCATGTATGATACTGGGCTTATCCAGTACACAGATGAGGAAGGTGCTGAAGAACCTGAAGAGGTAGAAGCAGCAGAAACGGATGCTCCTGAAGAGGACATCGAAGTCGAAGTCGCTACTGTAGAAGTAGACGACAAACTTGATGACGATGAGGAAACTGAGGAGATTTCCCCACGTACATCAAACCTACCAAGTATGATGCAGCGAAAGAGTTATGCATTTATATCTTAAATAAGGGCTACTCGCTTTATGCGACCCCCGTGAGGCAATAATGGCAAAATATCGAAGAACAGAAGAAGAAGACAATGGTCTATCTTATGCAGAAGAATTCAAAGCTGAAAACCCTGCACAAGAACCTGAAGTAGTTGAAGGTGAAGATACAACATATAAGAAACGATATGGGGATCTCCGACGACACTCGCAGCAGTTAATGCAGCAAAAGGATCAAGAGCTTGTTAAGATGAAAGCTCAACTAGATCAGGCCGCCAAAGGTCAGATTAAGTTTCCCAAGACAGACGAAGAGATTGATGTCTGGTCTAAGAAATATCCTGATGTAGCAAAGATTGTGGATAGTATCGCTCAAAAACGTGCTAATGAAGCACTTGCAGAGGGTGAGAAGCGTATGGAAGGATTACGTCAGTTAGAAACTAAGCTTACTAAAAAAGAAGCTGAACAAGAACTGATGAAAGTACATCCTGATTTTGGTGATATTAGACAAGACCAAGGATTCCATGAGTGGGTTGCTATGCAACCAAGCTATATCCAAGATGCCTTATATAAAAATAATACAGATGCTAGAGCAGCTTCTCGTGCAATTGATTTATATAAAGCTGATAGAGGTACTTCTAAAACTAAATCTAAATCAGCAGCACATGCTGTAGGTAGAACATCCTCATCTACACCTAAAGCGGCAGGAAGAGCTAAGTTCTCTGAAAGCCAAGTACAGCAAATGAGTAATGTTGAGTTTGGTAAGAACGTAGAAGCAATTGAAGAAGCCATGCAAACTGGTAACTTTGATTACGATCTAAGTGGTGGCGCTAGATAGGGTGTTGCAATGACACTTAACTAATGTTATAATAAAGGTGAAGAGGCGAAGGATATACTGTCGCCCCTTCCCAGCTTTTTAATGATACGTCTTCTAAAGACATATCTTCTGAGAGCTAAATTTCTCAACAATAATAGAGCCACCTTACGGTCTACCTCTATGTCTTAATACCATACAGAAGAATATCGACGTTCAGTCTACCAGTGTGTTGAGGCCCGTCTGCTATTTAGTTGCAACTTCATAGTTATTCGCACCCTTATTTATCACTGCCACTCAATTGTCCTCTTCGGTTTTGTTCAGGCTTCGGCCTAGCCATTTCACAAGGAGTACATCAATGGCATTTCAAAAAGCATCGGGGTATACCAACCTCAATTCTGGAAATTTTTCGAGTGTAATTTATTCGAAGAAAGTCCAACTCGCATTCCGTAAAAATACTGTTACGGGTGCTATCACTAACTCTGACTATTTTGGTGAGATTGCATCACAAGGTGATACAGTTCGCATTATTAAAGAGCCAGAAATTTCAGTATCAGCTTATGCTCGTGGTACAACTATCGCAGCACAAGATTTAACTGATGCAGACTTTTCATTAACAATTGATAAAGCTAACTACTTTGCATTTAAGATGGATGACATCGAAGAGCAAATGCAGCACGTCAATTTTATGTCTCTTGCAACAGACCGTGCAGCACACCGTTTAGCTGACCAGTACGACCAAGAAGTTCTTGGCTACTTATCAGGGTATAAGCAGTCTGCTCTACATGCTAATGCAGCTGCAGTTAACGACCAAGTTAATGGTACAAAAGCGGATACAACAGCAGGTTCTGACGAATTGTTAGCTTCAATGAAGTTAAACAAAGGTTCATTTGGTAACATCACAACGACTTCTGCGGGCGCTCATTCGATCCCACTAGCAGCACGTTTACCAGGTGCAACAGCACTACCTACAGCTACATGTTCACCAGCAATGGTTGTGGCTCGTATGAAGCGTCTATTGGATCAAAATCAAGTTGATTCAGCAGGTCGTTGGTTATGTGTAGATCCAGTATTTATGGAACTACTAGCTGACGAAGATTCACGCTTCTTGAACGCCGATTACGGTGACTCAGGTGCGCTTCGCAATGGATTGACTTTGAATAATTTCCACGGCTTCCGTGTATATACATCGTCAAATCTACCAGCAGTTGGTACTGGCCCAGGAACAACTGGTACAGCTAACCAAAACGCTAACTTTGGTGTTATCGTAGCTGGACATGACTCAGCGGTAGCAACAGCAGAACAGATCAACAAAACGGAAACATACCGTGATCCAGATAGCTTTGCTGACATCGTTAGAGGTATGCACCTTTACGGTAGAAAAATCCTACGCCCAGAAGCGTTGGTTACTGCAAAATATAACGCAGCTTAAACTTTTTATGGGGCTGGCTAATCTGTTAGCCCCATTCCTCTATCTAAGGGTACAATATGCCTAGCACCTATATAAGTTTATGTAATCAAGTACTACGCCGTCTGAACGAAGTTGAAGTTGCGGAAGGTGCTTTTGATTCTGTTACGGGCGTTCAAGCATTGGTTAAGGATGCGGTGAAAGCTGCCGTTGCTAAGATAAACCAAGCTGAGTTCGAGTGGCCTTTTAATGCTGCTGAAGAAACAGATACATTGGTTGTGGGTCAGGAAGAATACACATGGCCTTCCTTTTATAAAATAGCTGATTGGAACAGCTTTCAAATCCAAGAAGATACAGCACTAGGTGTAAGTTACACTACGCTAAAATACATAGAACGTGACGAGTGGTATAAGAAACATAGAGACAATGATTATGCATCAGGATCTAATGGTATTAGTGTCCCACGTTATATATTTCCTTCTCATGGTAATGGCTATGGTGTAAGCCCATCGCCTGATAAAGCATACACACTTAAATTTAGATACTACCAGAACTACTCTGATATATCAGCAGCAGATGATGTTACACGTATTCCTGATAGCTATGATACAGTATTAGTAGATGGTGCTTTATATCATCTCTATATGTTTAAAGATAATCTTGAATCTTCCCAGGCATCTTTCATGGCCTTTGAAAAAGGTATCAAAGACTTACAAACTTTATACATTAATAATTACGAATACATTCGTGATACACGGGTTAAATATTAATGCCAGATCAAATACAGTCCTTCAAACTTGTATGTGCAGGTGGTCTGAATTCCAATGAAAATCATTTAGATTTATCGGATAACAGTCCAGGAGCAGCTACACGTATGTTGAACTTTGAGCCGTCATTATTTGGCGGCTATCGTCGTGTAGAGGGGTATGATGAATACGATCCTGACTATGGTGAAGTAACAGTAGCAGGTCAATCTACGGGGCAAGGTAAAGTACTTGGTATTGCCATCTTCAAGAATGACGTTACCAACAGCACAACTATCATAGCTGCACGGCAAGATGCAGGTGCTAGTACTTACAGTTTCTATTATTATACTGCATTTATTGGATGGCGTAAGTTTACTCTAGATCATGGCGTTACACGTTCTATGACTGCAAATGG